CGGGGTGTCGAGGTCGGTCATGGTGCCCTTCACGAAGGCTTCCGGACGGTAGACCGTCAGCGCCAGACGCTCTTCCATCAGGATCTTCACCATGTTCTTGACGAAGTCGCGGTCGTCTTGGGTGGCCACCATGACATTGACGTCCTCGCGATCATGAAGCTCGGCCGCGATGCCGCCGCCGAAAGCACCCACGAGGAACTCGCCGCCACCCATCGACTGGGTCGGCACCACGTTGCGGCCCCACAGCGCCGGAGTGGTGATGCCGCGCGGGTTGGCGAACAGGTAGGCGTTGTCGTCAGTCTTCTGCAGCTCGATCGCCGCCCAATCCAGCGGGCTGATGACGATGCCGTCGGCCCAGGCTTCGGCCAGCTCGACCTGCAGGAGCGCCAGACGCAGGCGGTCGATGCGGGTTTCATTCTGGACGGTCACGCCCGGGTTGGCGTATGCGCGCGCCTGGGTGTAAAGACCATCGATATTCAGACCCACGCCCGAACCCTTGAGCAGCTGGGTTTCTTCCTTGAGCTTCAGACCGTAGCGCAGGCGACCGTCAATGTAGCCGCGAAGCGTCGGGATATCGGCCAGCACCTGGCGGGAGGCGTGGATCCAGTGGGCGATGGTGGTCACCGCCGCCTGATCAGCTTCGAACGTCAGGTTGGATTCCGGCTTCAGGCCGGTCGGGTTTTCGGCCACCACATCCGCGTTGTTGGTGTAGCCGGTCTCGCGCACATACTGGATGGCGTTGGAGGTGGTCGGCACAACGTTCAGCAGGTCGCGGATGGTCAGGCGGCGCAGGCCCGGGGCGATGATGCCCTCCCGGCGCTGCGGAACGATCAGGTCACCGGCCGATGCGCCGTCGCTGGTCACGACAGCCTTCACATCCATGTTGAACTTGCTGCCGCCGCCGCTGGCCGCGCGCGCGGCCCACGCCTGGAAGTCCTCGTTGGAGGCCAGCTGCTCGCCCATCGACTGCGGCGCGGCGTACTGGCCACCGCCCTGCTCGAGCTTGGCCACCAGCTGCTCGGCCGACTGCAACCGCGCCTGAAGCGCACCCTGGTCGGTCAGCAGCTTGTCGACGTTGGCACGGGTTTCATCGGTGAGCCTTGCGTGCGCCTTGATTTCCTTCTCGGCGGTCTCCGCCTGCGACTTGATCTGGTCACTGATCTTTTCCAGCTCTGCCTTGATCGCGTCAGGCAGCGCGGCCGCCATCACCGGCGCCATGAGTGCACCTTCGGGGCTGGTGAACAGGGTGGACAGCAGGTGGGTGCCGGCGACCGCGTCTGCGGAAATGACCAGCAGCGCCAGCGTGGTGACAATGGCGGCCAGGATGTACTTGTTCTTCATTGGGTGTACCTCAGCGGTTGGGGATGGAAAACGACTTGAGCGCGGCCAGGTAGTCGGCCTCGGTTGGTGCGACGACAGGGGTTTCCTGGCCGTGATCGGTGGGATCGCCCGCACCGCCGCCAGCGGGATCGCCCGCGCTGGACTTGAGTTCACTGATCAGCTGCATGGCTTCCGACTTCGGCATGCCGGACGCGCGCAGCGCCGACTCAATCCGCCGCACCGCAGAAGCGCTTGTCTTGCCCGCGCCGCGCTCGACTTGGTCGGTCGGCAGCAGCTCGTCGGCGAAGCCGCCCTCAATCGCGTCGCTACCTGCGATCCAGGTCTCGGCGTCCATCAGCTTCGCCATCGCCTTCTGGTCTTGGCCGGTACGCGCTGCGTAGATGTCGGCCATGGCCCGGTCGAAGGGCTCCAGCGTCTCGGCGTATTCGCGCAGGTCATTGCGGTTACCGGCGGCGACCACCCATGCGTTGTGGATCATCAGGAAGCCAGCCCGGGCGATCTGCACGGTATCGCCGGCCATGGCGATGACTGAGGCCGCCGACGCCGCAAGACCCAGCACCTTCACGGTTACCTCGCCGTCGTGCTCGCGTAGCAGGTTGTAGATGGCCAGGCCCTCGAACATGTCACCGCCCGGGCTGTTGACGTTCACGGTGACCGGCCCCTTTCCGAGGTTGCGCAACGCGCCGGCGATGCGTTTAGCGGTCACGCCCTCCCCGGTCCAATAGTCCTGGCCGATCACGTCGTACACGCTGATCGAGCGATCAGCGTCGTCATTTGCGGCGGCGCGCACGCCCGGGTTCCAGCGGTCCAGCGCGCGGGGCTGGATCTGGCTGCTAACACCCGCGCACACCCTGCCCTCCGGAGCGCCCGGCAGCTTCTTGATCGTCATGCGGTCAGTCCTTCTGTGGCTCGTCTTTGAATCCCAGGAACGCGCGAATCGCGGCCCGGGCTTGGTTGGCGTCGGACGCCTGCCCGAGGCTGTCCAGCGTGGTCATGGCGCTCTGCACCGTCAGCACTGCAGCGTTGCCGCCCATCGGCTCCCGGTCCTCGAGCTCTCGCACTTCGTCTCGAGTCAGCACGCCGTTGTTGACCATCGCGGTGTAGAAAGCCGCGCGCCCGGCGCTATCGGCGCGCAAAAGGCCCTCCACGGAAAACTTCGGGTAGAAGCGCGACCGGTCGGTTGGCGTCATCAGATCCTTGCTGATTGCCTGCTCAACGCGCTTCAGCCACGGTGCCAACGTGAACGTGAGGAACCCGATCATCTGCTGCTCGATGCCGGTGCCCCAGCTGCTCGACTTCTCGGTGTGCCCGACCATCCAAGGCGGCACGCGGAACCAACGGCAGACCTCTTCGACGCTGAACCCCCGCGACTCCAGCAGCTGGGAGTCGGAAGGCTTGATGCCAAGGCTCCCGACATCGCTCCCGCCTTCCAGGAGCGGTGTCTCGCCACGCTCGACCGAACCAAGCACGTTCTTGTGGAACTCGGCTCGCTGGTTGGGTTTCAGGAAGGCCGCGATCTTGTAGTAGATCGTCTGCAACATGCCGTTACTGAAAGTACGCGCCGCGGCACGGTCGGCCGCTATTGCGCCGCCGAACACGTGTGCCCCATAGGCGATCACCGAAACACCGTTCTTTCCGTCCAGGGTGAACCCCGGAATCTCCCAGATCCGCTCACGGGGAATAACACGCTGCCGGCCGTCCTCTTCCGTATAGCGCCATTGCTTCTTCCCATCAGCGCCACGCGAGGGATACAGCCGATCTGGGTTGAGGAACTGCAACCCCACCAGGCGACCGCCAATCACGAGTTTCTCGGCGCGCCCAGCGCCGCGCAGCAGCATGGCTGCGACCATTGCTTCCCAGAACACCGATGCTGATGAGTCGACGTTCGGCTGGTCACGAATGACCAAGTGCAGCGGGTGTTGTGGCGCGGCCCGCTTACCATTCGTTCCACGCTCGTACATGCCCAGAGGCAGGGTTGCGATAGTTTCGGAGATCAGGCGCACGCAGGCCCATACCGCAGAGACCTGCATCGCCGTGGCGGGGGTGACAGACACGCCAGCAGGCCCGCGCCCGCTGGCGAAACTGCTCCACCCCGCCTCATCGGTAAGCGACAAGGGAAGCCCCAACCAGTCGCGGACAGCGGCGGCGATGCGGCCGGGCTGCTTCAGTGCCCCGGCCGTCACGCCTGGCCCCTGATCGGCGATGACAGGAAACCGTCCATGTCGCCTTCGTCCTCGCCTGTCGGCATCGACAGACCGATGCCCATGAGCAGCGTGGCCATGTCGTCAATCTTGTCCGGCGAGCGCTTCTTGTCAGGCTTCATGTTCAGGTTCCCGTCCTTCACGGCGATTAGGTTGGAAGCGCACCAGTTCAGCACCGGGTCGTTTCCGTGTTGGATGCTCTTGCTGATGTAGGCCCTTTCCAGCTCCTGCATCGCCGGGTGGTAGTTCTTCGTCGTCTGGTTGAACTCGATCAGCGGGAGGCCGTCTGCCAACAGTCGCTGGCTGATCTCCTGGGCGTTCCATCGGTCGTAACCGATCGCCAGCGGGCTGAACCGCTCGATGTCCTCCCTGATGCGACTCTCCACCACGGCGTAGTCCGTGACCTCGCCCTCCGTAACTTCGATCAGGCCCGCCGCCACCCAACCCGCATAAGGCACCACACCGCGTTCAGTGCGCGCACGTACCGCTTCCGCAGGAACAAACCGCCTTCCCCACGTGTAGTAGATGCCGTCTACCTTCCAAACCAGCCGCCAGGACGTGAGGTCGAGCGTGCTGGCCAAGTCCAAGGCGCCCCAACAGGGTTGTCCGGCGAGCCAGTGCAGATCGACCGTGCCGCCGCACTTCTGCCACTTCGTCAGGTCCACCCAGCCGGTGGCGGACGACGCCGGCCGGTTGAGCCGCTTGATCTTGAATTCGGCCAGCTTCGAGGGCATCTGCCGCGCCTCGACAGCCTCCTTGCGGATGGCCTTCAGCAGGTGCGGGTTGGCATCCATCAGCGGGTTGGCCTTGGGCCACGCTGATTCGTCGAATTCGTCGTCGTCATCGTCGACGGCGAAGAACACCACAAGGAAGTGGTCGGCCGAATCGCCCAGGATGCCCTGCAGCACCTGCTTGGCGAACTGCCGAATCTCTCCCCACGGTCCCGGGTTGGTGTACCCCTCGGTCGTGGTGTAAAGCCACAGCGGGTTGCTGCGCGCGCCCGCCGCTGACGTCAGCACGTTCAACAGGTCAGCCGACTTGTGAGCGTGGATCTCGTCCAGGCCAACATGCGACGGGTTGAGGCCGTCCTGCGTGCTGGCCTTGGAGTTGATCGGCTTAAAGGTGGCCCCCGTCTCCACCCGGCTGATCGCGTTGGCCCAGCACGCCAGACCGAACGCCTCCTGCAGGTCGGGCGTCTTCTCGGTCATCCGCTTGGCGACGTTGAAGATGATCCGCGCCTGGCTACCGGTCGTGGCCGCCGAGATGATCTGGGCGCCCTCTTCCTCTTCGCAGCACTGGCAGTAGAGCAGGATCGCCGCGGCCAGCGTCGACTTGGCGTTCTTGCGGGCCACCGCGAACAGCGCCGACGTGAAACGTCTGCTGCCGTCCAGGTTGCGGAACCCGAACAGCTGCACCACAAAGAACACGTGGGACCGGTGCAGCTCGATCTCTGGCCGCGCCCACTTCCCTTCAACGTGGGGCAACTTCTCGATGAAGTCGCATGGGTCGCTTGCATGCCACTCGTCGAACAGGAACGGAGGCCGCTTCCGCTTGGCCCGCTTCAGGTCCGCGAGGAACCGCTTGCCAGCCAGCCGAATCCACTTACCGAACTTCTTGCCCTTCTTGTCGGCTACCGCCTCTTCGGCGTATGCCGTGGCGATTCCAACGTAATCACGCACGGGTCTTCCGCTTCGCACCGTTGTTGGCGAACGCGTTCCCGGTCTTCTCGACATCGCCAGCCGGCCGTACCTTGCCCTGGGCAACCGGGGTCAGACCGAAGTCGTTCATCAGGCCGCGCAGCTGCGACACCATCGACGCCACCGGGGCCAGGCCGGCGGAGTAGAGCTGCACGGTATTGCCGTGCAACGCGCACAGCTGGCCGAAGGCGGACAAGCCGGCCTCGGTCAACAGCTTGTTCGCGTGCAGGATCGGCGCCAGGCGGTCCCATTCCTTGATGGCGTGGGCATTAGGCAGCCAGTCCGGTGCAGGCGGAACGTCGGACACCAGCGGCAGCTCGGCGGCCGGCGCCGGCGGCGCGCGGTCAGGGCGATCCGTGCCGGCCACCACTTTCAGCGATGTCGGTTTGCGGGGGTTCGCCATGTTCGTTCCGAGGGGCGGCATGTTCACCGCGAAAAATTGGTTTTTCTCAACTGACGGTGCAAAAAAACACCTGGGCGCACGGTCAGGAAGGCGAACGCCCTCAACTTTCGACCCTCCCCTCCCCGTTCAGCTTCAATTGTTAAGATTTATTTAACAATTCGTTCATTTTCACGCGCCTGCGCGGCGGTTGCCGAACCCGCCATCCTCGCCAGCCGTCTTCCGGTCATGGCACGGTTTGCACAACGGCTGCCAATTCGATGTGTCCCAGAAGAGATCCTGGTCGCCCTTGTGGGGCTTCACGTGGTCAACGATGCGGGCGAGCGTGACGCGCCCCTGACGCTGACACTCCGCACAAAGCGGGGCGCGCTTGAGGAATGTCTCCCGGGCCTTCTGCCATCGGCCGCCGTAGCCGCGTTCGGCCGTGGTCTGTCGGTTCGCTGCAGGTGGGACATGCACAGCTGCCTGTCGAGGCAGCGCGTTGTGCTTTGGCGCACGGCGCGGCATCAGCCGCCAACCGCAGGCACCGGCTTTCCCTGTACCTGCTCGATGGCTTCGAACTGCGCCTCGTAAGCGTCGAGGCAGCGCTTGCGGCCGTTGCTCACCTCAAACACGGTCGACGGCTTGCCCGCACGCACCCAGCTGCAGCGCTTGGTCAAAGCCGGATCGATGGGCACGAAGGTGGCAACCGGCACGCTGATGACCTGCGGCGCCGAGGGGTTGAGCTTCGGCTGGCTTGCCTGGCATCCACACAGCGCGAGTGCTGCAAGTATCAGGATCAGTCGCACGTCAGTACCCCTTCAATGCTGGGCAGGCAGAGTCGAGCAGCTCCAACGCCGCCCTGCAGGTGTCTGGCCTCTGCTCATATCGGCCGCGCCAGGTGGCCGCGTCCTTCTCTGATGCTTCGATGCGCCCGGCCAGAGTCTGCAGTGCGGCAGCACTCTCGGCCTTCAGCTCTTCCAGCTTCACTGCCTCGGCGCGAAGGGCGGCAGCAACCTCGGCCAGGCGCTGATCGCGACTATCCACGTCGGCCTGCAACCGGTCAGCATCCGCTTTCCAGTCCGCTTTCACCTTGACCACCTGAGCGCTCAGGTCACGGATGCGCTGCTCCTTTTCATAGGCAGACAGGCCAGAGACCAAGCAGCCGAAGGCCAGCACGCCGCACACCAGCTTGATCTTGCTGCCTGGCTTTCGCAGCCACTGGAACGCGTCGGCCGCCGCACCGATCACCAGCTCCCACAGCGAACGCAGAAATCGAAGCAGCACACTCATGACTTCTCGCCTCCGATAGCGCCGGTGGCCTTCTCGACTAGGCGCACGTAGCCGGGCAGTAGCCGGCGGATGAGGACACCGGACAGGCCAGCCAGCGGGAGCTGAGGCGCGCCGGCGAGGGTCGGCCAGATCGAAGCCGCGACGGCAATCACCCAGGCGGCGACGATGGCATAGGCCAAGACCGCAACACCCAGGGCAACCCATCGTGCAACGGTCTGGAGCAGACGGTGGCCGCGCCGGCGGCTCGCGTCGGCCGCCACGCGTTCCGCATCCTTCTCTGGCAGCAGCAAGACGCCTATCAACGCGCCGGCCATAGCCACCAACAGCACCGACTGGGGAACACCCAGGATGACCCGCTCTGCGGCGCGCAGCGCATCGGCAGTGGCCGGGGCCACAACCGCAGCCGTAAAGGTTCCAACGATGGTCTTGAGGGTGCTCACGGGCTCAGTCACGAGGCCAGCACCTTCAGCGCTCGCGTATAACGCGCCTTACGGTCAGCAGCACCAATCTGTCCGCCGTTGACCCGCTCAGTGATCTCGTCGAAGCGATTGGCATCTGCCAGCTTGTTCAGGGATCGGGCGTCCCAGAATGCACCCGCCGCCAGGGCGCCCCACCTCGGCTCCTCGAGCATCTCGGGCCGGGCCTCGAAGTCGGGAACGCCCGTGATCCCCTTAGCGCGCAGCGCATCACGGATCGCCGAGTAGTTGGCGCGGCCAGTATTCTGGATCGGGCCACGGCCTCTGTAGCGGTATCCGTCGCCGCTTGCCTCGGGGCCATTGCCCAGCCGGTTCGCGTACGCGTTGTTGCCGATTGCAATCGGCTTCCGCTCCAGCGCGCGCGCCAGGTCGTTCGGCCTCTTTAGCCTTGCCTTGGGGTCGACGGCGTATCGGCTGGGCCAAGTTTCCGCCATGCCCTGAGCGCCATAGTTCAAATTTTCGACCGTCCTGGATAGGCCGCTCGACTCGTGCCCGACCTGCGCGAGGAAGGCCGCAGCACGCTTTGGCGTGCTGATGTTGAACGCCTTGCAGGCTTCGGACAGCGGTTGCGCCCACTGGGCGGCGACGGCGGCGCTGCAGCCCACCGCCTGCTGGATTTTCGGGGCGGTCAGGATCATGGCGGGTCCAGAAATGAAAAACCCCGGCTGGATGGCCGGGGTCGGGTCGTGCGCGATGCTAGAGAATCTACGCCATTTCGTGCGGAGGTGTCACCTCCGCACGAAATGGCGCCTAAAGGACGGGGGCGTGCACTGATGAGTAGGTGTTGCTGCAGTGCGGGCATCGCATTTCAGCCAAGTACATACCTCTCATCACACGCGTCAGATGACGCAGCCGAAAACTGCTCTCATAGCAACCAATGCAATAGGGGCTACCAGTCGGCCCACCAGACTCGTTAGTTTCGTACATCGCGTCTAGATGTTGGACGACTTCGCATCGCGTTTCGAGCATGGCACGCAAAGTCTCAACCTCTGACTGTGACTCTGTAACCCTATCGTTCGCGCTCACAAGCGCTACGCGCGCGTCGGCCAGCATTACGATCAGGTCAGCCATCTTCAGTTTCAACTCTGCTTCACTGAGGGCGTTCTGAGCGGCGTATACCCCGCGAACGATGTCAGTTCCCAACTTGAGGCTATCGATCGCAGCCTTGATCTCAGCAAGCATGACGAGACTCCTAGAAATTGATCGATCCTAACCCTCTTAGGCGGCCGAACTCAACGCGTTGCGCATGTGCCAGACGGCCTGTTGTTCTGCCTCAACCATCTTGCTCACCAACCACTCATATACCGGCCTCCATGCCCGCCGATAAGCGGCCTCGTCCCTGCCAATGGCGTGCGCCCGGCGCCGATCGCTGACCTGGCCAAGCCCAGTTCCGCCACATACCTTGCACTTCATCAGCAGCTCTCCTGACAATGCCTGGCCCCTGCCCTCGCAGCTGGCGCAGTGCGGACGCTGCGCAATCTCGCTAATCACCGCCATGGCAAGGGTCGGCAGGGACTCCAGCGTGCTGATCGGCCAGCACTGCGCCTTCACCTGACCCAGCCGCTGCTCGGCGGCATCGCGGTTCGCTCGCTGTTCTGCCGTCACAGAGCCTCCCCACCCAATGCACACCTCTGCCAGGCCCAGGTCCGTCCGCGCCTCCGCCAAGCGCCGCTGCTGCCGCTGCAACTCGGGCGTCACTAGCGCTATCACAGCGTCCCGCAGACGGTGCCGGCGCAGCGCGGCGCCATCCGGCCACCAGCAGGCCTCGAGCAACTCGCGGCCAAGCCCCGCCGGCACCATGCCCAGCGCCGCGGCAATGTCCTGGTTCGTCAGGTCCGGTTTGCCACCGCCCCGGCCGATATCGAGCTTCACCGTAGTCGGCCCCAGCCGCCCCATCGCCTCACGTGGATTCATGCCCCTTCCCCTGTCGTTGAGTGGCCGACCGCCGACGGCTCGCCCGTAATCCGCATCACCACCTGGCCGCCCGCCCGGCGCTCGCTCTTAACGTCCGGGTGGCTCTTGAACCGCTTGTCGTCGATGCCCAGCACCTGGGCGATCCCGTCCCGGTACGCCTTGCAGCGCCCCAGCATGTTGTCGTCGTCCGGCAGCTTCTTGCCCGGCGCCTGGTAGAAGTCGATCCAGAGGTGCAGACGCCCCTCCGGCAGCCACGCGTCGCGCCACCCTGCCTCGAACGCGAGGACAACCGCCGTCTGTCGCGCCGCTTTGGTCGCCGCCGCTTTGACCCGGTAGTGAACCCGTGCGTTCGGCGAAAGGTCCTTGCTCGGCCAGGGCAGCACCAGCTCCAGCGCGCGCTCAGCCTTCATGCTTGCCCCCGGCTTGAGCCAGCGCCTCGATCAGCACCCAAGCTCGGTCGCCGAGCCGGCGCGATAGCGGCTTGGACTGGCCGCGCCCAGCGATGAATTCGACTGAAGTAATCGCATCGCTCAGGAGATGGCGCAGCGGGGCCTCCTGAACCAGCACGTAGCCCTCAGGGGGCGTGAGGGTGGCCGGTTTGTGCTCTTCCACATTATTGAAGCCCCACCGCAGCAGCTGCGCGATCGCCTGCAACTCGCCTTCGTAGCTCTCCAGGTCCTCCCCGGCGCGCACGTTCTCGGCTTCGCAGTGAAACCCGCGTTCGCCAAGGCACATCGCAAGAAGCTCGCGGGCCTGCTTCTCGGTTGCGCTCATGCCGCACGCTCCATCTGCTCCCAGTGCGTCGGCAGGCGCTGCACCCGGCCGCCACGCGCCAAGAACTGGTCCACGGTCTCCACGGCCGGCACCGGCTTCGCCTTGACCGGCACCGGCGTGTTCGCCGCCTGCATCTCCACCCGGGCAGCGCGCGAACGCTTCGGGGCGGCGGGTGCGCGCTGACGCGGCGGCCGCGGCGTCCTGACCCGCCGCGCATCCCTCTCGCGCTGGCGCTGCTTCCGCTCCGCCGCGGTCAGCACCACTCGAGGCATGCCCTGGCCCGTCAGCTGGAACACGGGCCCGATCTTGGTCTCCGTGCGGGCGAGAAAACCTGCGGCGACGCAGTAGCGCAGCGCGTCGCGCACTGCCGAGCGTTGGTCGGGCGTCTCGGCACCGCAGCCCTCGCAAATCGCCAGGGACGTCCAAGGGGCGTCGATCGCGTTCTCGGTCAGCCAAGAGCGGAAAGTGGCCGGCGTCGGATTGGTATTGGTGGTCATGCTGCCTGCCTTTGTTCGTTGATGAAGGTCTGCTGGTCAATCAGCTCGTCGTCGGTGCCATACGTCTCGTGGAAGGTCCGCGAGCCGTCCATCAGGCTTGGCCCGTAGATCTCGCGCGTCTCCGCGAAGGTTTTGCCGGGCATCGGGTGCCGGCGGTGGTGCCACACGCACAGGGCGTACCCGAAGGCATGCCCGCGGCGCTTGTTCCCGCTCTTGGCGTGGTTGTAGTCGCAGCCGTAGACCACCATGCGCGGGCCCAGCAGGTCCTGGGCGACCAGCGACAGGCACGCCATGCATGGGCCCGCCTTGGACGCCTCGATGCGGGCGGCCTCGGCAGCGGTCGGTGGCGGCGCTTTGGACCACATCAGCGCGCGCCTCCCCTGCCCCTCTGGTCCTTGTCGGCCAGCCGCCAGCCGTGCTGCCATGCGTCTGACTTGGGCGTCGTGTGGGCAACCTGAGGGAACTGGCCGCCTGGCGGCTGGTCGTGCCACACCAGGTGCGGGTTGGTGCTCAGCCCGGCCCCGTTCAACCGCGCCGAGTAACCGGCGTTGATCTGTGCGGCGAACTCGCTGCGGGTCTTGAAGGCGGTGAAATCGGTCACGGGGATTTGGCTCCTGTTGAACGGGTGCGGCGTCGGCGCGGTGGGCGTGCCAGATAGCGGGCCTCAGCCTCGAGGCGCTTGGCCTCTGCCATGTAGTGCTCGTGGCGCTCCTGCCGGATGGCCGCGCTGAACTGGAATTGCTTGAGCGCCTCGTCGGCGGACTCGCGGTGCGCCTTGGCCAGCTTCCTGAGCGCAGGCCCCTGCAGCCGCGGGTCGTGCTGGAAGATGTCCAGCTGGTTGTTGTCCGAGCGCATTAGGCGGCCAGCTCCCGGGCCATTTCCTCCAGACGCGCGCGGATCTTCTCGTTGGCGCCTGGTGCGGCCTCGACCTTCCCGGCAAGCAACGCCACCGGGTTGAAGGTCGGCGCCGGCGCCGCCAGCTGCAGGTGCTGGGCCACTGCCTCGTGCTGCAGCAGGCCCTTGGTAACCGC